TCAGTTGGCTTTTTGAAGATAATCTTCCAAGGCTCATCACTGATTCGGACTGTTAGCCGTTTGAATCGCACGGTATTAGAATGGCAGATTCTTTTAAGAAGTCAAAAGATATTTTTATATGCCTGTGTAAGTGATTGAATTGCTACCACTTCACCTTCGACGACCAATAGGCCGCACTCATCTTGCCCTTCTTGATATTGGCCCGATGCCTAGCCTTGAAACTCTCCCTGCGCTTGCGATATGATTCAGACTCTCCCTCTTTCTTTGGTGAGCCTGATACCCCCTGTTGCCCAAATCGAATCGTCCTTGGTTTTCCATTATCACTTACGAGAACAACATGACTCTTCGTTGGGTGGCTAGGCGTTCTCTTAGGCTTGTTCACGCCAGACACACCGAGTCGTTTCATCGCTGCTTTAATGGCTTCGCTCATTGCTTAATGCCTCTCTAATGATCTGCCGCACATGGTTAATCTGACGCGCCTTCAAGCACTGCCTCAGTATCTCTTTCAGTTTCTTGTTCTGTTTAATCAACGCTTCGGTATCACTCATAAAAGGCTAGCTTCGCAATCATGTAAAAGGCTGCTAGCGATACTGACATAGACAGCATCGCTAGAATTAACAGCTTGTATTCTTTGCTGGTCATGCAGGATTAAAAGCCCTTCTCAAGCTCGCGGTATCCACGCTGCATCCTGCCGTAGTCGCTTTTAGCGCGGCCAACATTGACATCAATAGCTCCTTTTACCGTGCGCTTTGCTTTCTCAAGCAATGAAGGTTCTTTATAGATGCTTTCTGGCTGCTCGCCATAATACTTTTTAGCGAAACGCTTCAGGTCTTCTTCATCAGTTTTTACCCCGGCATACTTTTTCTTGAATGCTTCTTTCAGGGCTTTATTTTCTAGGTCCATATATTTTGTTTCTATTGTTAAACTATAAACTTCTTACTGAATTCTAACGCATTGTTCCATCTGTTCTGCAAGCCAGCCCAAAACTTTGCTCTGGCTCCTACAGGTGGAGCAACGCGAATCTCGTATGTTTCCCTAGCACTACGCAGGTTGTCAAGAAGTGATGCCACATTCTTTGCCGCTTTAGCTAGAGTTGTCTTTGTTACAGGTCCAAACTTCCCATCATCAGCAATACCCAACGCAATCTGCAAGATACGCAAGGCGCCTTTCGGTCCTCGGTTAAATGCAGCATCACGGAGGAATGCTTCTAGCGGAGCTAGTTCAGTCCAGTTCTTAACGACATCTGTGTATTCAACAAGATACTTCTTGGCGAAGCTCTCTGCTTGTGAATGACGGTTGCTGTCGATAAGATTCTTGAGATGCGTTGCAGCCTTTGGATGGTATCTATCGTTGATGCCTGCAACTTCAAATGTTCCACCACCGTCAGCCTTAGGTAGCGGATAAACTTTAAGCCTGCCCAGCTTGTCCTTACGAGCCTCGGACTTCAGAATGAAGTCACCCATCTCTAACCGTTCTGCCTCGGTAGCCATACTAGAAATCAGCCGAGCCTTTGATCTCGCCCTTGATAGGAATAACGCTAACGCTGACCCACAGGCTATCCAGTAAGCGGATTAAGAATGGCCTGTCATCAACGATTGGCATTACTCTAATAGGGTTCTCATACCACACATGCGATGGGTAGGCTTGAGCGTAGCAGTTGAAGGAAAGAAGAAGAATAAACAAACCGAGCAGCTTGCTTCGCACAGGCTTGGCTTTACGCACTTCTGCGTTCGGATTGAACTGACCACCGGGTTTAGTCCTGCGAATCGTTTTACGGGCCTTTACGCGCCCATAAATAGCCAATCCTGCACCGAGTGATTCCATCGCCAGAGTAACGATGTCGGTCAACTCCTCGTTGACTATATCAACATTGAGCCACTTCAAGACTTGAGCCAGCAGCATAACGACGATTCCGATAATCGTCCTGCTCTGCCACCATGCCTTCTCGTCGTTCATTTATCGGTCAGCTTGGCAAGAGCAAGCTCGATAGCTAGGTTGACTGCACGGTTAGATGCGTTGATCCCCTCGCGGGTTGCTGCGTCTTTGATCTTATCAACAGCAATCTTGCGTTTCTCGTCGCCGCTCTTATCAGAAGTGAGCAGTGAGGATACAACTTCCAGCGCGATGGGAAGCAGTTCTCTCAAAAGGGAACTAGCCGAATCGCGGAGGATCGGAATGATGAATTCGATAACAGATTTGGATGCTCCGGTAATAGCGGAGATAGCTTTAACAAGTAGTGTTTTCATTTTTTATCTTTGTCGTTACTGCGTTTCTCAATCATTACAATAATAGAAACTATCGCTGCAATAGTGCCGAAAGCAAGAGATGTAATCCGCAGCCACTGCTCAACATGAGGCAGGACTGATACGATAACTGCTAGAAGGCTTGTTGCGGAACCCATAATACCGGGATGATGTGGCGCTGACTGAGGATCGAAATTCATTTAAGCGAACATAATTTAATTGTTTAACAATATTCAATAATTATTTCAGGTAATCGTTAGAGTAGATGTAGCCGAGTCGTATGTTCCAGAGCGACCAGCAACGCCAGTTCCGGTGAGCGTGACAGACAATCCTGTTTGAACCGTTGATCCGATAAAGAACTTGAATGTGTCACCGATTGTCGGGGCGATTGTGAAGTTTGCAGTAACAGATGTATTCGTGAATGTAACTTGGTTGCACTTGTTTCCCGTATTCACTTGAAACGAAGCGGAAGAAACAATAAGGTTTCCAGCAAGGGTTGATGTTGACCCAGTGTATGTGTTCACTCCAGTAAGAGAAACGCTGCCCACTCCTTGTTTAACTAGCCCTCCTCCTGTCCCGTCAGTAGTAAGCGCACTCGGAATGTTAAGCTGACCAGCAGAAGGATTAAGAATAGCGCCACCGGACTTAACAACGCACGATACTGTTGAAGGTATCGTCATTGTATTAAGGCTTGTAAATGCTCCACCGTTGAAATTTATAGTCGCTGGTCTAGCAGTAGTAACATGTGTTACGCCAGTAGTTGTCAGCGTTCCTCCATTTACATTCAATACAGCAGATACACCAGCCCCGCTTCCGCGATTTAGAATAAGGCTACCCGCATTGATTGTTCCTGTTCCAGAAACAGTTACTGTCCCAGCGCCAGTTCCACCACCGCACTCAATACCGGGTGTTGTGAAAGTTCCTCCTGATACATTCAGTAAGCAGACAGCCCCAGCCAACCAAGTTCCACTTGTGCTAGTGCTAACCGTTCCACCAGTTTGATTGAATGTTCCGTTACCACCGTTGTTATCACCAAGCATCATTCCGCCATTAAGTGTAACAACTGCTGATCCACTTACATTTACGGTTCCTGTATTTCCTGAACTGACTGCGAGTTGGAAGCTACGCACACCGCTTCCAGTAAATGTTTGAGTAAAGTTACCAGTAATATTCAAAATAGGATTTGAGGCTCCGTTAATGGCAACTGAATTATTTGCAGTGTAAGTTCCAGAAAATGTTAATGTGCCTGCGCTAACTGTAGTTGCTCCTCCATAATTATTTGAGCTACCTGAAAGTATAAGTGCGCCAGTTCCAGTTTTAACCAATCCAGCAGTATTGTTTGATGAGAGTGATGTGAATGTAACATTAAACCCTTGTGTCTCTATACGAATTGGCGAAGTGCTATTATTTATTCTTGCTGAAACATCCAATGTTGTAGCTCCGCTTGCTGGATAGCTCATCGTTCCGCCGTTAAAGCGAATATTTCCAGTTCCAAATCCGGTGTCAGTCTGTAGCCTCAAGATACCTTCATTTATCAGCGTCTCTCCAGTATATGTGCTTGAGTTCATATTTACTGTTCCGCTTCCATTTTTAATAACGGTTCCAGTCCCGCTAATGCTTGGAAAGTTTTGACCCTGTGTAATAACTCCAGAGCGATTTAGTATGAATGTTCCATTATTTATTATGGAAGAAGCAGAACCAAGATTTCCACTTCCAGCGCCCTGTCCAAGCTGAATGGTCCCAGAGTTAATTGTAACGCTTCCAGTGAATGTATTTGTAGCGCCAAGAATTAGCGTTCCAGTCCCATTCATTACGAGATTCCCAGAAACACTAGGAGCATCTGCCAATACGGTAGCAAAAATAAGAGTAACATTGTTTCCAAATATAGCTCCTCCACTTTTAATTAAGCATGATATAAGCGGTTGAGTTATTGTTAAATTGTTAGTCGTTGTCGTGAATGTTCCACCGTTGAAATTGAATGTATTCGTTCCGCCATTCCTGAACCAGTTATTGCAACGGAATGTTCCGCCATCTAGGTTTATTACAGATGTTGCAGACGCGCCGCCGATACCCCAGCGAAGGCCACCAGTTAATGCAAATGTCCCAGATATTATGTTTACAATACTTGTCGTAATTCCACTACCACCACCAATATCATAAGCTGATCCAGAGAATGTTCCTCCATTAACATTGAGTGTGCTAGCAAGACCAGCCATCCAAGTTTCTCCATTATTCTGAAGCGTTCCAGCATTGCAATTAACGGTAGCTGATCCGCCGTTATTATCTCCAAAGAATAATCCTGTAACAGTCATTGTTCCACTAGATACAGTTAGTGTGGCTGCTGTTCCTGAGTTAAGAGCAATCTGGAAGTTACGAGAACCTGCTGCCGCTGTTTGAAGGAATGTCCCGCTGGACACAATCCCACCACCATCAAGTCGAACCTGTGCAGCAACAGTTGTTGATCCAGAAAGTGTCTGTGTTCCTGACCCTAACTTAAAGAATGTTCCTGCTGTATTGGTTAGAGTCCCACTAAATGTCGCGGAGTTTACGGAATTAAGAGTCAATGCGTTTGCACCGCATGTTAATGTCCCTGCACCCGCAAGAGTAGCAAAGGTGTCCGAACCTCCGAGAGTAATTATAGCGCCAGACAAGATCGTAACGGCAGACGCATCAGGGATTCTGTTAGCCGCTGATGTCGCAAGAGTCCCAGCGATAACAAGCGTTGGTCCAGTATAGCTATTAGCGCCAGAGATCGTCAGTGTATTGGAGCCTAGCTTGGTTAGCCCTAAAGCCCCTTTAGCGGTGTTTGCGATGACATTCGGGTATGTCCTATTGCCTGATGTCGTATCGAAGCCTATAGCCGATCCTGCGTTAAAGTTGGTTGTTCCTAGAATCGTTACAACATTCGCATCAGTAACTGCGTTATAGACAGCAAGCGTTGCGCCTGACTCGACAGAATATCTGCCGTTAGTATTCCAACCCGGTAGCGCAGTAAGATCGGTGATCGTTAATACGCCTGCGTTAATCGCAGCGTTCCCAGCATAGGTATTGTTACCTGATAGCGTAAGAACTCCGAGTCCGTTCTTGATGATTCCGATTGATCCGGTAATCGAAGACGATAGCAGTGTATCCAAATACACCATGAAATGACGGAACGAGGAAGTCTCGTTAGTGATTGTTCTAACTGGACTTGCTTGTATGTATGCCGCTGTTGACTGAGTTAAGATCATCCAACAATAATATAAAGAGTTGAAGATGATGGAGTCAACGCATTATATCCAGCCTGCGTAATCTGAACAGCATTAGCTAATACTGTAGCGCCAGTCATCCCAGTTATATCTGAGATAATAACATTCCCCGGTATCGTTCCAGTAGCTCCTGCTGGACCAGTAGAACCAGTCGCGCCCATGTCTCCAGTAGGGCCAGTGGCTCCCGTAGCACCAGTCGAGCCAGCTCCAGTAGCTCCTTCTGGTCCAGTAGCTCCGGTGGCTCCATCAATGCCAATATACCCAGAAGCCCCAGTAGCACCAGACCCGGTAGCTCCGGTCAATCCAGTCGCGCCAGTTGGTCCAATATCTCCGGTAGCGCCTGTAGCTCCAGCACCTGTAGCTCCTTGCGGCCCTGTAGCACCAGTAGTTCCAACTTCACCCTGTATTCCAGTAGCGCCAGTTGAACCTTGCTCGCCAGTCGCTCCAGTCAATCCAGATGTTACGATGGCGAAAATGACCTGATGGTTATTAGAAAATTGCGATACCCCGCCAGAATTGACAAATGTTACTGGTATTGAAACATAACTATTCGTAAAAACTGTCGGAGTTCCGTTAATTTCCCAAGTCTGAAAGTTGTTTGAATTTGATTGGTCCTGAATAATGAAATTATCCCCATCTTTAAACAGGAGAAAAAATACATCAATGTCATTTCCCAAAGCATCTATGTGAGAAAGAGCAACTGTCGTTGCGGATACTTGAGTAGAATTATTCCAGTATAAATGTCCAGAACTTGGGATTCCAGATGTGGCATTAGCGTCTGCCTGATAATTATAGAATGTCGAAGACTGTCCAGCCGGACCAGTGGCCCCGGTTAATCCAGTAGCTCCCGTTGCGCCAAATCCTGTTGCCCCTTGCAAACCAGTTGATCCCGTAATTCCAGTTGCTCCTGTTGATCCAGTTGATCCAATTTCGCCAGTAGCCCCCTGTAAACCAGTTGAACCTATAATACCTGTTGAACCTTGAAGCCCTGTAGAGCCAATCAGACCAGTTGCTCCTGTCAAACCTGTAGCACCAGTCAAACCTGTAGCGCCGATTGGCCCAGTCGATCCATCTAATCCGCTATTTCCAGTTGCCCCAATTGGACCAGTTGCTCCGGTTAATCCTGTATCACCTTGGATACCAGTTGCTCCTGTTGATCCAGTAATTCCGATTTCACCAGTCGCACCTTGAGGTCCAGTTTCTCCAGTAGAACCCTGCGGTCCAACTTCTCCTGTCGCTCCTGTAGCGCCGATACCAGTTGCGCCTTGGCCCCCAGTTGGTCCAGTAGAACCAGTCGCACCAATCGGACCTGTAGCGCCGAATCCAGTAGCCCCTGTAAATCCTGTAGCCCCCGTTTCTCCCGTGGCTCCTGTAGCTCCAGTTGTGCCTACATTAAGGTCTCCGACATACATCCAGTCGGAAAGGTTCCCTGCATTCTGCGTCCTTGCATACAGACCAGCGGGGTGACGGTTAATTAGAGGAACACCGACTGCTTCAAGAACGAGATAGACAGACTGAAGTGGTGGATTGCCTTGAGTTACAGGAAGATCGTAATAAGTCTGAACCTCCCCGTCGATAATGTTATTCCTAATCGCAGCCTCGTAGGTATTCTGACACAGCTTATACAGAAGATTCCAGCGACCATCACCATGCACGGGTTGATTTGGTCCAGTATTTTTGACCGCTTTAGCTAGTAGATTGTTCTCGGAATCTCCAAGTAGAGGAAGGATTGGCATTTGCTAAATATCATTATCCTCTTTAGGAATTAAATCAATCGCTTCCTGCATGGGAATGATTTGAACTTGTGGAAATATTTCAGATGGAAGATGCGCGAATCCTTTAGCGTATAAACCACCTTCTCCTGTCTCGGTTAGTAAATCCGCGCAGAGCATGAGGCGTCCATCGGTGAGCGCGACGGGCGCGGCGACATGGCGGGGGTTGCCATGTTCGGCTTGGATCGCGCCAAGGGTGGCGGCTTGGTCGGGCGTGAGGATGATAGCGAGATCGCGGGCGGTCTCGTAGCTCGCAGGCTGGGTGATGATGTCGGCGAGGGTCATATAGCTGCGGCGATGGCGGTCATTAGGGTGCTGACACGGGTATCGAGTTTGGCAAGGTCAAGGTGTTCGCCTATACTGTAAAAGGAAATGCGGGCATCGCTAGGGCTAGATGTTGAAGCCCCGCCGCGATTAAATACTCCGATTGCTCCGCTAGACGGAGACGCAGACGCGAGGGTGTTGTTTGTGTTTACCCCCCCGAATCTTAAGGTCTGAGTTGTTGTTCCACTTCGACTGACACCCCAAAAATACAACGAATCTACAGTGTCAGTTAAACTTGCCGACGCTGAATTCGCGCGGAATCGCCTTGTGTTATTAAATGTTAATAATTCCGAAGATGTAGTCGCGCTCGGTGCAGCAATCGCTGTTTTTGCGATGCCTCCGCTTAAATTTCTAACTTCCGATTCGGTTTGGTAAACTGAAATATGCTTTGAGTTTTGCGGATCAACATTGTCCAACCGATTTGCATTTAACCTTTTAGTGCTGGCATTTCCTTTCAGCCCCGTTTCACGATTGTAATCGCCAGAAACAAAGTTCACATTTGTCGGAGCGGTTCCGACCAAAGGCACAAGCGCACCGGAAAGCGTGCGCGCTCCGGCGAGAATGCAGCTTGATTTTATCGCAGTCCAAATACCGTCATTCTTACAACCAATAACAAAGTTATTTATTGCAACTTTTACTGTGTTTTCCAATGACTGCCCATCCGCTGCTTCTACAGCAGTAATATATGTTTTAGCATCTGCGTCTAAAACTGGAATAAACGAATAAGAGTTTGTGACAAATATCACGCTTGAGTTCCTTTAATAATAACTTTTAACCCAGTAGCATCTCCTGACCCTATTTGATCAACATCAATTGTCATCTCTGCATCATCCGTAAGACTTGTATCGGATACGACTGGTGGAGTTGCTGCTGTAGTTGAAGTCTTTTCTCCGTTATCTATTGTTAATTTAGTTGATAGAATTGAAGTTCCTCCTTCATTTATATCAACTGTAAATATATTTCCAGATGTTTGAGCTGTTGTTAGAGATGCACGAACACTAGAGACTGTCATAGCATAAGGCATTCTAAATGTAACTTTATTTGTTCCAGCTGTAATTAAAGATGTTTCATCAGAGCAAGCAATTACTAAATCAGCAGCAGCGGGACCAGTTGCTCCTGTAGCGCCTGTAGCGCCCAAACCTGTAGCCCCAGTAGCTCCAAGCTGACCATACATTACCTGCGTTGCGGTCAGAATAATAGATGGGATTGCAGGAGCAGGAGCAAGCGCGCCAGAATATTCCAATGAAATGCCAGTATTTGTAGTCTGCCAGAACAATTCCAGATATTCTCCAGCGAGAACCTTTATAACATAGTTTACAGTTCCAACTGCTCGGCCATTTGTTCCGCCATGCTGTTCTACAATTGACCAGCGAGAATCGGTATCGTCAACATTGACTCCATTTTTCCTTAACCAAATATTTGCATCGTGAATTTGGTTGCTTGAATTCGACCATTGAACGCTAAAAGTGATTGAATAAACTCCCGTGTATTGAAAATTGACTCGGCTACTATTTGAAATTGAAACTCCGATACCATCTGGATCAGTATTGTTGTATGTAATTGCGTATGCCGTGTTGATTTCAGCAGCAGTTTGAGCTTGAGTTGACCAGAATGACCCCCAATATCCAGACGCTCCACCAGCACCAGTTAAGCCTGTAGCACCTTGTGGGCCTGTAGCTCCAGTAGCTCCGCTTGCGCCTACACCTGTAGCCCCAGTGCTTCCTGTAGCTCCATCTCCACCAGTTACTCCTGTCGCTCCTGTGGCTCCATCAATGCCAGAAATTCCAGTAGCACCTGTAGAACCCTGCTCACCTGTAATACCTGTGGCTCCGGTTGCGCCTTCATTTCCTTGGATACCCGTGGCTCCGGTTTCTCCAGTAATTCCAGTAGCTCCTACCTCGCCTTGGATGCCTGTCGCACCGACCTCGCCAGTAAGTCCTGTTGCACCGATTTCACCAGTTAAACCCGTAGCACCAGAATCACCTTGGATTCCAGTTGCCCCTGTCGCGCCATCAACACCAGCAATTCCAGTTGCGCCAGTCGCTCCAGTATCTCCAGTTAATCCTGTAGCTCCATCAAGTCCGGTAGCCCCAGTCGGGCCAGTTGCGCCGACATCTCCAGCAATTCCTGTAGCGCCCTGTTCTCCAGTAGCTCCTGTAAGACCAGTTAATCCCTGTTCACCAGTAGCACCAGTTAAACCTGTTGAACCCGTAAGTCCAGTAGAGCCTGTTAAGCCAGTTGAACCATCAAGTCCAGTTGAACCTTGTAACCCGGTAGCTCCTTGGCTTCCCGTTAAACCAGTGGCTCCAGTAGAACCCGATCCAGTTGCACCTGCTGGTCCTTGTGGGCCTGTAGCTCCATCAGAGCCGATATACCCGCTAGCACCTGTAGCGCCTACAGAGCCAGCGGCTCCAGTAGCACCAGTTGCCCCAATGCCACCAGTCCCACCACCACCAGTTGTAGCGGTAGCATAAGTGTTAGCAGCAATCTTCCAAAGAAGGTTATGCTCTCCATCACCTACTACAGGTTTAGTCTCGCCTGTATTAGCGGCGATCTTAGCAAGTAGGTTGGATTTCGAGTCGTTGGTGAGCGGGGCGATAGGCATAATTACATCAATCCAGCACGGGCGCTGAGTTGTTTAGCGTAAGATTCCTCTTCTCCCTCTTCACCTTCTTCGCCTTCCATCTCCTCGCCTTCTTCCTCTTCTTCTTCTTCCATCTCAGGCTCTTCGCCGAGTTCGTAGCCGTCAACAGAGACGACACTAAAATTGCCACCACCCAAATATTTAACTTTAGCGAGAACTTCTTTCTCCTCGCCTTCTTTCATTCCTTCAAAATCAAAGCCTTCCGGCGCAGTAAAACTTGTTTCCATTTTTTCTCCTTCGCATACGGGACAACCTTTGCCTTTGCATCCACAACCACCACCGACACCTATAATGAGAGCGATCCCAGATTTTTTTTTCATTACTTTTCTTAGGTTTAGTGCGGTAGAGGGATAGAACCTCCACCGCACTTGTTATTGTTTAACAGTTACCTGCTATTAGGAGCAGGACTGATAGAGTGTCGCAGGGCTGCAACGGAGGTGCATGAGGGCATAGCCCCACTCAACACGCTTCGGCTGCGAACCTTGCATGAACAAGGCATAGAAGTAGCCATTAACACCCAAGATGTTGTTGGCGTTGTCCTTGTTGTTGATCCACATAAATTCACCTCTATAATTGACCGGATCAAATTTCAGTCCCGAACCGGGGCTGGTGATGACCTGTGCAACACGCGAGGTGTAGACATGTGGGTTGTAGATGAAGCTGACCTCGTATGCAGCCGAGCGATAAGCCGGATTCACGATAGCCTTGTTGCCAGTGGAGGCAGGGGAGGTTGTGAAGAACGGAACACGCACAAACTGTCCACCGACGAAGTTGTAGCGAGGAGCCTGACGATCAACCAAGTGGACGAATCCGCTGTAGCTGAACGCAGCACCGAAGGGCTTGATAAGCTCATCAACTTGCGAGGAGAAGCGGAGGTCTTGACGGATGTCAGCGTTCTGCTTCTTCAGGTAGTTGCTCGTTTCAGGCGAGCAGATGAGAGCGTATTGAGGCTCACCGTCAACCATCGCGTAATGACCTTCAGCGGCATCACGGGAGAGGTCGAGGTAGAACTGATCGAGGATACCTTGATCGAGCGCATAAGCAGGAGCCACAGCGGGGAAGGCAGCGCCAGTTCCGCTGGTGGACATTGCAAGCGTATCAGGCACATCGAGGACAACCTTGTTGCCAGCGAGGCGAGAGAACTCGTCGCGGTAGCGGTTGCTCCAGAACCACTGGCTGTTCTCTTTGAGAACTTTGACTTCGCCAGCGAGCTGCTCTTCAGCCTTCCACGCAGTGCGGAGATCGTTCACGCAGAAACCGGGCGAACGGATAGCAGCCTGTTGGAGGTTGTAAGAACGGAGTGTGCGAGCAAAATCAACAACCTGAGGGGTCGGGTTGCAGTTGTTGCCAGTGCCGTCATTAGTGCCGACATCTTCCCACGCAGTCGAGCTAGCGTTAGGAACAGTCGTGCGCTCTTGAATGAGCGTTTGGATGGACTCACCCATGCCAGCAGGAAAAGTGTCCTGCTTGATGAGGCGGTTCCAAGGGTCGGTTGCGATTAGCTTGGCGGCGATCATTTCGCCGATTCGGCCTGCTTCTTGTTGGAGCTGATTGTTTACATCAGCAATATCATATTGTGCCATATAATTATCTTTCTATTTAAGTTAAATTTAGTTTGAGAATCCAAGTTGTCGTTTAGTTGCCCAACTTAAACTCGGTTTGATTTTTCCTTTACTGAGCCACTGTAAAAGCCTTTCGGTGTTTTTAAGCTCGGTGTTTATTTTGTTACTGATGTTTTGGAATCAGCGATCCACTAACATTTTTTTCAACAGCTTAGTTATGCTGCACCTTGAGGGTTAGCGTAAGTTGCTATAATTTTCAAGTATTATTTGAAACAAAAAAGGCTGCGCTTTTTACACGCAGCCTTCTTGGGGATTAGGAGGAATCTTAAACGCCCATCCGTCCAACCAAGTTCTTCACGAAATCATCCGTGTCCATCTTGGTGTAGTCAACAGGCTTTGCAGCATCGGCAGGAGACTTGGGAGATGTTCCGCCAGCAGCGGCAGGAACTCCACCACGCAGCTTGATGTTAGCTGCCTTAGTCTCGCTCAACTCTGTCTGCAATGACTTAACTGTATCCAGCAAGTCAGGAAGAACGGTAGCTCCGAGAATGCCGTAAACCTTCAGGTTCTCAGGCCACTCGTCGTAGTTCATAACTTCCTGCTGAAGTTTGTTAATATCTGGACGCTTATCTTCGGGAAGGATGTTGAATACCTTCTCGCTGATTTTAGGAAGAACTTCACTAATAGCAGACTCGCGTTGTGCGAAGTATTGTTGATACATCTCCTGCTGTTCTTTCTGCGTCCGTTCCATAGAAAGCTCGTAGGCTTCTTTAGAATGTTGCTCAAGTTCAGCTTTGCGCTTCTCGATCTGAAGAAGATTATCAGCTAGCGTCCATATCTTACTCTTGTCACGCTCAGACCAGTCAGCCATGAGTGCGTCAAGTTTAGCTGGATCACCGTTTGTATCTGCCTGCAATGCGTCGATGAGATCGCCTGTATCAATCTTGTTGCGAGCAGCGAAGAACTCTGCGCCTTCGATAATCTCGTTCAGAGGCTCAGTGACATATTGCTTATACTCTTTCGTCGCAGTAACGCGAGTCATGTAAAGCTCTCCGTCGATAGCCTCACGCTCACGCTGAATCTCTTCGATCTGCGCCTTGAGGTCTTGAACTTCTTTAGATGCTTGCTCAAATTCGCTGCCTTTAGCTTTAAGCTCGGCAAGCTCTTTCTGTGCTAGCTTAAGGTCTTTCTCTGCCTGCTTCAGTTCTTTCCAGCGGACCTTCTCTTTTTCTCCTGTTGGCTCTGGCTCGAAAGAAACATCGTTAGCAGGTTCCTTAGTTTCCTCGACCTGTCCTTCTCCTTCTTTCGCAGGTTCAGCTTTGACTTCCTCTTGTTTTGGAGGCTCTGGAGTAGGCTGAGTTGGATTAACCTTTGGCTCTTCCTTTGGAGGCTGGATGCTGAGATCATTTGTTGCAATGGAATCCAAGGCGCTGCGAAGGTTTGTAATCGCTGCGCTAGTGGATGCTGGTTCTGTTGGTGTCGGTGTTGTTGCTTGTTCTGACATAAATTCTTTCTAATGCTTACTTGATCTTGGCGCGATGACGAGCGCCCCAAGATTTACCTGTGGATGCTGTCTTCTTGCCAACTACGGGCTTTGCTTTAACTGCTGCTGGTGCAATGCGTTTCTCGGTTGCCATTTTCATAATATTACTCCTGTTGATTGTTTGACTGCGAAAGCCTCTCAGCTTCCATGATTTCATCCTCGGTGTATAACCCCGTGGACAAAAGTTTTCTGCGAGCTTGGATAATATATTCTTTATCCAAGTCATTCAACTTCTTCTGATTTACTTTGGTCAGTGAAGTTAATTTGTTTTGAAATTCTTCTGCTCCAATAGACTTGGCAGCTTCAATATCGGTTGGAGCTTTAGGTGTGCATTCTTGTCTAACAATAACGAATGCTTCCTTTAGAATTGGATTATCCAGCAGTTGCTCTAATTGCGATACCTTATCTGCGTTCAGTTGGAATAGTTGTCTTTGTGTCATATTCTAATACCTGTCGATTGGATTTTGCTAGCAGCTTCCGCATCACGGATTGCTAGTTTTTGAGATGCTTCCTGCTGGCGCATAATCATCTTCTGCTGATGTATCTGCACATCCATCTCAAGTTTCGCCTGCCGCTCGGCTCGTTGCGCCTCGATTTTAGCAAGCGTGGCTGGGTCAATCTGTGGACCTTGCGCCAAATCCTCTCCTTGCATCTGCCCCATCATAGCAGACTGCTGTTGTTCCGCCATAAGTTTCTGAACCTTTAGCGTTCCGTTATGCAAGATTTCGTCTGCGTTTTGGAGCGTCTTACGATAGAACGCTGCTTCCTGACGCATCGCTGGGTCTTGCGAGAGTTTTTCGACATGCTGCGCGACATGTCCGTTAAGTGCGTTGATTCCTTCAAGCATCGGAGCCAACTGCATAGGATCAAGCTCAAGCAACTCTTGAGCCTGCGTAACCATCGGCGTGAGAACTTCAAGGTGAACTTTGGCGTGGACGAGATCGTTCTGTCCGTCCAGCACTGCAACTTGACCACCTGCCAATAGAGAGTTGTTTTCGAGTTGAGCGATAGAAGCGTCAACCGTTGGCTTGTCAGACTCGCCGGGTTGGATCGCATACCTAGCTGCGTTCTCGTATCCAGCAGTCTCAGAAGCAATGTCCCAAATGAGGTTCTGCTTGCCGTAGTCAGGAAGGCTTCCAAAGATTCCCATGAGGCGATCAAAGGCAACCATGCGGGCTGCTTCTGATCCAGCGCCTACGGGCTTCGTAACGCGAAGACGGTCCACATCCAGAGCGAAGAACGCTTGGAGGTAACGATCTTTAGCACCGAATCCTTCTGCGCCTCTTTGCAGGAGACGCTTGTGGAGTTCGATGATATACTTGCCTCCCGGTTCTTGAGCATCGTAGTCTTTCCGCTTCATTCGGCGGATCATCTCACGAACCAAGGACTCCCAAGGATCGAAGAAAAGATTCAAAGCTGACACGCTCATCTTAGCAATATTGCTAAGTTCAGCGCGCACTTGTGTAGCGGACTTCTCTACGGATGTATTGATAAGAGATTCCGTATTGTATGCAGATGTTCTTTCTCGGAACAACTGTGTAAATGCACTGACAATCGGCAGGGTTCCGTTAGATACATTGGGAACTATAGTATCCTTAATGACATCAATTCCCGGAGAAAGCAAATTATAGACTCCATTCGGGATGAACTGCATTTCCTGCAAGGCGGTCTCATCTTTAGGTTGGAATGTAGGCGCACTTCCGAAGGATGCAATCTCCAGCAATGAGCAATACGCACGGTTTAACGCACCGTTGATAGCGAATACATCATAGCCTTGGCCGCGAACACCGTGATAGTAACCGTTAGTTCCAACTCCGTAGGTGAATACGGTGTAGGCTTGGTAGGCGTTCTCAAATCTACCGATCTTCTTAAACAAGAAGTCTTGCACTCCGTTATCGTCGTTGATCATGTAGTGCGATACACGGTTGTCGAACTCAGTTACCCACAGGTGGACAACGCGAATTGACTGTTGGTTCGCAGCTTGAGTCGTGAAGAACAAGTCGTTGTTGCGAAGCTCCATCTCCAGCTTCTCCCAGTCATACTGGCGGAAGTTGTAATAATTGTTGTTATTATTGACAGAGGAGATGATTGCTTTGCGACAAGCCTCGATGTTGAATCCGTTGATCCTTGCCGTCTCCTCGTCCTTAATCAACTGATAAAGCTGTGTAGGGCTGTAGAAGCGAAGGCAGGCGGCTACATCAATGTTGTCCTGACCGATCTCCGTCTTGCGGGGAATCTTAAAGTCGGACATATCCGTAGCCTTCCAGCGCCAATCCCATTCGTCGTTGAACAAAGCAATGCCAACACCATGCTTGATGAAGCTATTGCAGAGCTTTAGGTAGGTAGGGAAGAAGTTACGCCAAGAACGGATAGCTGCTGTAACCTCTTGGGCTACGACTTGCTCTAGTTCGTCACGCTCCGTCTGAGTGCCGTAAAGTGTAGGACAGCGGAAGAATGTCTGCGGTGCATTGATAACATCTACATAACCAGCAAGCGCAGTATCCAATACTTGCTTTGCAAAGCCCCACGATACATTAACCCGATAAGATTGCCCAGCATTGATGAGGGCGCGTTCGTCGTAAGGTCTTTCATTGTCGTATGCAGCATCAATTTTGCTGCGGTCAAATGCCGATACGGCATCCGCTCGTCGTAGAGTCTCCCAAATCTCATAGGCTGATTTAGCGTCTTTAATGCGGGATACCGGAGGCTTCCCGTTAGCTGAAAGTGTTTCTAGTCTATCGCTCATTTATTTTCTTCCTGTGGGGTTTTCTTTTGGAAGAACTTTAAGTTGGCGAGTCGCTTTTGGTAAATCTTTAGTTTCCTATCAAGTTCAGATTCGGTTATTTCAACCTTATCCTCAATGTCATCGGCGATCTCTTCTGCTTCCTCAACTGTCAAGTTCGTTGCAATCTTCATATCCTCATTGCTATTATTGTTCAACAACAACTTAACAAGCGAGTCATCTTTACATCCATGAACGAGAACTGCGTCCTCGTTTACGGCTTTATTCCAATGAACATCCCAAGCTAAATTGGCTACAGAATCACATACTATTTGCCCGCTAGAATAGCGATAATTTTTTGTTCTCCAGTTGTTTTGAATCAGAGGAGAATCCTTTAACCCTTTAACGACATACCATTGGATTACATGCGTCCAATGCCGTGTAGTCATGGACAAGGAGTTCAATACAGGGGCATCACATATTTCTGTGGAATACACTCCAACCTGCGCCATCTTGTGACCAGCCACAGACTCAGGAACTAGCTCGCCATTCTTGCCTTCATAGACTCGTTCCTTGGCTCCCATGTAAATCATCGGATCGCGCTTCTCCTTAACGGCCCTAGTTGTGTCTGAGTAATACTCGAAAGAGATTAGATCAAGCCAGCCCTCCTTGACTGGAACCGTGTCCAACTCAAACCACATGAAGGCATCCAGCTTTTTTTCCTTGCGGAGATGAGCGCAAGCCTGCTGGAAGTAAAAGTTGCAGGACATCGGCCAACCCAGCATCGTATCTGCAATGATGTGAGTTTCCGAGGAATCGAACAGATGTTTGATCTGCTTCTCGAAATCTAGGATAACTTCTTCGTTTTCCTTGGAGCCGATAATCAAAAGATCATGCTCGGTTCCCATTGGGTATTTATCTAGGCATTTGACAAAGTTGGGGATCAAATGACGGTCGTGCTTGGATACAGGTATAACTAGCTTCATAGAATTAAAAAATCATCTCAAATTCAGCAGTGAACTTGATAGGTGAGGATGGCGGCTGATCGCCGAACTCTAGGCAACTTACCTTCCTCCACACCCGCCGAGGCATAAAGAAAGCAAACTGGTAAATACCGCGAGAAATAACGAGAGCTTTAAGACCCGCTCTTTCCACCCGATACGAAGTTCCGTCAAGTGACCTTTGCAGAGCCAAAGCAAGAGGAGACTTTGTAGGGTGATTGTTTGTTCCATTGACATAATCTTCAGGTCTAACAGTTATATCAAATACAACGGACGGACGATGCTCGTCAATATAAAGTTCTGCGTTTGTTTTCTTGAAAAGAAAATCACCAAGTATGTTCATCACTAAATCCAGATTACTATAAGATGACTTATTTGCAAGAAATAATTGAAAGAGTTTTATATTTTTGTAAAATAAACAGGAATGACTTCAGCACCAATTTACGGTGATCCAATCGAGGGTTATCTTCATTTATACGGGTTCAACTGGAAAAAAGGCACACATCAAATAGCTGTCGAGCTTGCGATGTTCCGTGAAAAAATTAAGGGTCGCATTCCGAAGGATACCGGAGGCTACGATATATTCCATCACTTCAAGCGAATCGCTATCGCTCTTTGGCCTGAGAAGGATAGCAAGGCAGCGGTTAATTTTATCTGGCATCCTTGGGCAGAGCGAATGATCCGAGCAGCCTGCGATCACGAATATCTAGCTATCGCTGGCTCCGGTGGCTGCGGCAAGTCGGAGGCTTACGCAATTTGGGCTATTGTGAATTACCTAGCCGATCCTGAGAATACAACGGTCCTCGCTACTTCCACTACGATCAAGGCATCCAAGCAGCGTATCTGGGGTAAGATCACGAAATACTGGGGGGTCTGCGAGCAACTAGGACTACCCGGCAAGCTGGTGGATTCTGAGAACAAGATCAGCTTTGTAGCGAAAGACGGCAAGCGATCTGACCTATCAGGCATCGTTCTTATTCCCGGCGAGAAGAAGAAGGAGCGTGACGCTACAGGTAAGATGCAGGGTATCCACAACAAGAATGTTATCTTCGTTGCTGACGAGCTTTCAGAGCTATCTGAGGCTATCACTGAGGTTGCGTTCTTCAATTTGTCCAAAGGTTGCGAACGCTTCCAGTTTATCGGTATCTCTAACCCTGCATCGTATGTGGACGCATTCGGCAAGTTCGCCAAGCCTAAGGATGGCTGGGAGTCCATTACTGTTGAAGACGATCAGTGGGATACGGTTCGCGGAGTCTGCTTGCACTTCGATGGTGTTAAGAACCCGAACATGATTGCCAAGAAGAAGATTTATTCTTGGATGGAGGGTCCGGCGGATTTTGAGAAGATTCCAGAGGAGGCTAGGAATACAGCATCGTTCTGGCGGATGTATCGCGGTTTCTGGTGTCCAGCAGGCATTACCGATCAGATTTACTCAGAAATAGAGATACTAAATTCTAAGGCAACTGATAAGGCTGTATGGCTGGATAACGATAAGGTTAAGGTTGCGTTCCTCGATCCATCATTCACGAATGGTGGCGATAGAACGGTTCTCTACTTCGGGACTGTAGGGAAGCTAGCAGAACCACATGGATACAAAGGGCTGGAGTATGACGAGTATCTGATCTTCCAAGAAGATGTCACCGACCAATCCATGACGAGATCGCAGCAGGTTGTGCAATGGTTCCGTAATGAATGCTTGGCTAGGGGAGTTCAACCTAGAAACGCAGGCTACGACAAGTCTGGTGCTGGTGGACCGCTAGGTGACTTCATCTCGGTGGCTTGGTCGAAGGATGTTTACGGCTTGCAGTTCGGTGGCAGGGCATCTGATAAGCCAGTATCAGCCTACGATCCAACTCCGTCTCACGATAGATATGTCAACTCTGTCTCTGAGATTTGGTATTCCGCGAAGGAATATATGCGGACTGGTCAGGTAAAGGGTATCGGTGACGATCTGATGCGAGAGATGTGTATGCGGAAACTTGATCCGAACGGAGAAAAGAATCTCGCCCTACGCATCAAGGTTCTGCCCAAGTCTGAGATGAAGCAGCGGTTCGGTATATCTCCTGACATTGCGGACGCAGGGATGGGGCTTCTAGCTCTTGCAAGAGAAAGATTGAACCTAGATAGCACAACCGCTACAAAGGCGCTGAATCCTAATAATAAATCTGAAACAAAAGGTTGGAAAACATTATTCAAAAGATATAATGTATATTCCAAATAAATTATATTAAATGAAACAATATTCTGGATACGAAATAAAAGAAAATGGAAGCTATAAAAGCACATGCTTTTTAAATCCAAGTGAGGTCTATAAAGACGAATACTGGTCCCAAAAAAACAATCGCTCAACAATAGACGAGCAGGTTGCTAATGTATTGGAAAAAAACAAGAGCGTTAAAGAAGATATTTACCAAGGAGGAACTAGGAGTATACTAGAAATCGCTTGCGCTCCCGGTGTTCTTATCGGCGATTTAAGTGACTCATTTGAGTGTCACGGGATCGAGGTGGATGAAAGATATAAAGATAATATAGAAAAATACTCTAAGAAAACAAAACTTCATTTTGGATTTTTCCCAGAAATAACAAGTGAATGGGAGTCTGGAATTTTTTCAAATATTATAGCTCTAGATGTTTTAGAGCATGTAGAGGATGGGTTGGGTTTTTTAAGCGAATGCAATAGACTATTATGCAATGGAGGAAGGCTTATTATTCAAGCTCCCATAATTATGGAGGATGAAGTTATTTCAGATGTAATGTTTATTCCTTCTCAGCATATATGGATTTACAATCACATTCACCTTAAAGAGCTATTAAGTAAAAGCGGCTTAACATTCATCAAGAATAAAAGAATATTCGTTGGACATGAACATTGGGTGGCAGATAAATAAAATTATGAATTACGAATCAGAAACATCAAGGAGCAAAAATTTACTAGAAAAATATTGTGTAGGAATTGGAATGGATGTCGGCTATGGAGGTCAAAAAATAACTGAATCAGCATGGGCATTTGATATGCCAAAACCATATACAAATGTAGGTGGTGATGCTCAACAACTACGAGGCGATTGCAGGAATTTTAATTTTATATGTGATAATGCCTTGGATTATATTTATAGCAGCCATGTATTAGAGGACTTCACATATAATGAACTAATTGATATAATAAAAGAATGGCGCAGGATATTAAAACCTAATGGTCTTATTGTTACAAACTGCCCCAATCAACAGATTTTTTTAGCGCATTGTGCAGCAACAGGACAAGGAACTAATGACGCTCACAAGGAGCAAGATTTCTCATTATTAAACTTTAATGAAAGAGTGTTAAAATTCACTGGAAAATGGGAGACTGTTTTTGAATATGATAACTTTAAGCCTTATTCATGGCTGCAAGTTATTAAGAAAATAAACGCATAAATCAAAACATGCTCACCCAATGAGCAGCCTGACTCTTTCTATATCAAACATTGTTCTTTCAGATATAGGATCAATTTCGATACGGGGAGATGTTTCATCAACAATCATATCCTCAATCTCTGACTTTTTCTTATTAACTCCTAATGATTGAGCCTGTATAGCAAGAGCATCTATTGAATAGCTTTTTAATGTTTTTCCATTAATCGTAATCTGCCACCCGCCGCTTGGTGTCTGAGTCTTATCTATTGCGCGTTTATAGGAAGTTCCAACATTAATACTAATATTTGCAACATCTGTATTTATTAAGCCATCACAGCATAATGTAGCATTGTCTCGTTTATAGATACAATCTGGTATCCGCAAGCAGACTTCCTGAATGCTCCTATGCTTTAACCCCTCTGCAACGCAATTTGCTGAACTTTGATTTCCTATAAAGCATTCAGAGCTATTAATAGCAATAGCGAGTTGCAGGTAATCACTAACGATTAACCTGCCAACATTCCCAAATCTCTTACAGAATGATGCGTATTCAGCATCATGTCCAACAAACAGCATTTTATCGCCGAGCAATTTGACGAGTTCTACCCAAGGAAATAGCGAATTGTTATATCTGGCAGTCTTGTTAACAATAATCTTTCCACTAAACTTATTATCTTTTGGAACAAATAGCCAAGGTTTAGATAGGTCTGTTGGCTGGTCAATCCATCTGGCGTGTAACTCAGCAAGCGTAACTCCATAAGGATGTCCGTTATTTCTGAAATCAACAAATGATTTGTCAATCTTACTCAGATTCCTAGTGCTACACTTATCAATATATGGTTGCACTTCTATCAGAGGCTTGAGCATCTTGATAGCTGTTGGATTGTTCTGGATGTAATAGTTCCCTCCTCCCGCTGCCTGCACCGAGGCTAGGCTAACAATAATATCCCCAAGATCACGCTCATGTAGAAAATTCATTTCTCAACTCTTTTCCAGCAGTATTTGATTTCGTCAAAGTCGTTCCTCAGTTCCTCGCTCAATCCTTCTCGCTGCACATCAACCGGGACATGCACCGCAGCTTTAAGCGAACAGCTACAGATTAGACAGGCTCCAAGGCTGCTGTCGTATTCCGTCTTTCTTTTGCCGAGGATGCCGTGTATAAGCGTTAGGACTGCCCCCATGCAAGCACCGCAGGAGAACTGTAGAGTCGTGTTAAACGGGCAATTAGCGCAAATGCCAGCCCTTCTCTCTGCCTCCTCTTGAGGAACGAATGCGTCTTTGCCTGATAGCGTTGATTGCGCCCAAGCTCTAAGCATGTTCAGGAATGATAATACAGCAGTTAAAGAGAGCCGCCTTCTCTTCAGACTATTGGCTACCGCTGGTCTGCACTTCCTGCCCCAATGCTGGTTCTGCTTGCACATCTCTGACAGGAACTCTTCCTGCCAGTTAGGAGAAAGCAATATCCCGTTAGCATTGCAGTGTGACTTGTATGCGTTGCTGATAGCGCGGAAGTCGTAGTGCTTAAACTCAACTCCGGTCTTTGGAACTTTAATCTTCCATCCGCCGGGAGGGGAGTCTGACATATCTATAAACTCGTATTCGATCATTGTCTCATGCGCTTGACCGCAAGGACTGCCGAATCTGACGCACCTTTGATCTTAATGCCGTCGATAGAATATCCCCTTGCGTATTTTTCAAGCTCATCATCGTAGTCCACGGCTTTCATGTTTGCAAGCCTTGTTCGATTCTTGAACATTTTGTCAGACATAACTCGTCCATATTCACGGACATAGGTTTCAAACTCTTTACTTGTCAAAACATCTCCGAATCTTTTTTGAGCATTAGCCCTAGTTGGAAGAGTCGGTCCACTGCCTTGTTTCAAGATGAGTTCGTTCAGCGCATTCTCTGGAGTGTTCTTTGGGAACGAGAAAACAACTGGAACACCTAACTTGTATAGCTTATCGCCCCAGTCATCAGCTCGGATTGGTTGCCCAAGAGCATTCAATGCTTTCGTTCCGACCCAAGGTCCAACGATTGGCGTGTTAGCGTAGATAGCCCCCTCGATAGAAGACCTATCGACAGGATCGTTGATCATGTCAGATATATTCCTTGTAATAGATGCGCCAAGAACCGGGACAAATGTTTTACCAAAGTATCCGAGTTGGCTTACAAGATTCTCAGTTACCCTGCCTTGTTTCGATGCGTCAAACAAAGGCTCAGTGAATGCAGCATACGGCCCTCTTTGAGCCAATGCGAAGAATGCTGAACCAAGCATTTCAGTTGCAGCGTTAAGATCATCTGGCTCCTTCTTTGTGAGGTTCTGCTTACTCTTGATCTCGTAATCGTCTAACGCGCCAGCGAGCATGATTGGGAAGAATAAGGCTTCACCACCACGGCCAATGTTAATCGGAATGACGGTATCACCAAGAACGATATTGATGCTGTATGGTTTATACTTCTTGATCCAAGAATCGTAGTATTGTTTATCTGTAACAGCGTTTGGTCCGTTGCCAGTAATAACAATCTTGAACTTCTTATCCTCGTCCTCGTCGGAAGAACCAGAACGAAGCGCAAACAATCCAAGCATTGCAATTGAACCAGCGATGCTCTCTGTCAGGCGTTGCCTATATTGAGCTTCTGTCTGGAGAGACATGGCATACGGAGACTCTTGTCCCTTATTTGTCTTATACTTGTCGATTGCCAAGCGAAGGAAGCCATACGGAGAAAACCAAGCAGCAGTGTGGAATGTTCTGGCTGGGACCAGCGCAAATCCATAAACCATCTTTGAGAAGATTTGCATTCCAGACCCTTCCTTACCTGCTCCTTCAGATACCTTTTCAAGCATTTTGATAGGCCAATACGAAAGTATCCCTGAATCAGAAACATCCTTTTGCTGTCTTTTGATTCCTTCGATTGTAATTACTTTGTTCCTACCTACAGACTGCAAGGCATCGTTAATCGCTGAATCAAGAACAGATTGAGTGTCTGCCTCGTATTCGGAAAGAGCAGCGCGGAGTTCAGACTTAACAGCCAAGTCAGCGAGAACGCCAGCCCTGTCTGCGTCCATTCCGGCAGCAATGTTTTCAATGATAACTCTTCTCTTCAGATCGAGAGTCATATTTGCAAACTCTACAATCTTATTCTTCGGAACTTTCTTCTTCGCATTCTCAAGCGCCGCCATCGCATAGCGTGTAATATTTTGATTCTCCAGCATGGAGATTGCGCCTTGGTCCAGCGCGGAAAGAACCCTGCCTGTAATCTGCGTCATACCGACTGCCATATTAGCAAATCCTTCAGCATACTTTCCTTCAGCCCATTGCTTCTTGCCCTTGTCGAAAGTCTCTCTCAATACATTCTGCCCGTTGAGATATTCAACGACATCGTTCAAGTAGATTTGATTCTTAAATGCGTAAGATGTTTGGTTATACCAAGACCTCATGCTATCTAGGAAAGTCTCAAATGCGACTGGTATCTTTGCTGGATTGTCCTTGGTATACTTAGCAATATCCACCATCAAGTTTCTGATCGAGAAGCTAATTGGCGATACAATGTTCACCAATGCCGTAGGAATACCCATTAGCGCATTGCCGATATAGTAAGCTCCTAGCGCATCCTTAAACCGAACAGGCATCTTGGCTTTTGTAATAATCTTATTGAGCGCATCCATTGCCTCACGCTTTGTAATATCGTCTTGATTCGGATCGTTAAGGATCGTGTCGAGTTCTACAATGCGCTGATACTGTTCTTTTGTGAATCCAGTCCATCCGCTCTGTGCAGCAATGATGCTTTCTGCGTTCTTCTCTGGGTCAAGGACTCCGGTTCTGATTGCATCTCTAATCTTCTTCAATGCGTCTTTGGCGAGCTTGCCGTTGCGCGAAGCGTAGTTATTCCACGGAGCAGCTTTAGCAAGAGTGTCTTCAAATGCCTTCTGCTTTGCGGCTGCTAGTCTTTCAGAGATGACGCTATCGTATAGCTTTGCTGCCGTCTCTGCTGCCTTGCTGGATAGCCCTGCATCACGCAGATATTCTTTAATAACTTCCTGCTTCCATTCGGGAGACTGCTGTTTCTCAAGCGATGTATTTTTGATTCTGTCAATGATTACTGCAAGCGATCCTTTCTCTGCTGCTGTCTGAAGCTCCTTGGATTCACGATCCATTGCTTTGATCTCATGCTGTCTCCAAACGAGATCAGAGATTGTTTGTGCCTGCGCTTCGCTTACTCCTACTCGCATAAGTTTAGCGGTGAGTTGGCTTGTCCAAGGCTGCTTGCGATTCATGTCTGGAATCTGTTTCAAGTCTTGTTGAACAATAGCCTTTACTTGATTCTCTTGTTTTTGAGGGAATGCAGGGGTGTCGGATAACTGATCCGCAAGCCGATTGATAATAGACTGCGCTTGCGACTCAGCGGTATTACGCAATGATATTTGGGCTTGGCGCTTTGCATAGGCTGCGTTTTTCTCCTCAACACTTAACGCATACATATTGTCAAGCGTTTGTTCTAGGTAACTCTTGAGTCCGTCATAGTTCTCATCCATCTCTATTCCCGTCTCAGACTCTTTCGATACTCCGTAAATTTTGCGGATAATAGAATTGATAATGTTTTGCTTCTTCTCAACCACTACCTTTCCGTCAGCTTCATCAACCAAATCCCTAATCTTTATATCTTGCTCTTTCATCTCTGAGCTAATGAGACGCTGAAGCATACTGTCGCTGACAGGCATATTAAGCTGCCTGCTCATGGAGTCGTTCCAAGCCTTCAAGATAGAGTCATACTTGGCGTTAACGGCATCTGGATTGTTTGTAGTCGAAAGCTCCTCTTGGCGGCGACGATCAATTTCTGCAACAATTCTCTTGTCTGCTTCAATTCTCTTTTCTTCGCTCAACTTCGATTCATTTAGGATAGAAGCGACCTTCTCAATATCGGTCATCTTGGTATTTTGCGGCTCACCAGCTAACTTCATTTTTATGAGAGTTGCCTTAACGATCTTTGCAAGTTCGTTGTTTTGAGCTTGGTCGAGTTCTCCAAGCAGTCCGGGCTTATTCTCCTGACTGCTCATTGTTCTCCAGAAGGTTGATTCAAGTCCACTAGCAGCCTTATCAACAAGCGTGTCTCGATAGTTGGCTAGATTCTTCACAAGAAGATTTGCAATCCGATCAGATATGCTGACCTTTGCTGGTTTATAGCTAATCGTTATTCCATCAACATCTCTTGATCTAATGAGGTTTGCGAAAATCAAAAGCAACTGATCCTTCTTTGGATTGTCGTATCCAGAAATAAAATCATCAATCTTTTGCAGAATGCCTTTATTTGTCCTGCTTTCAATCCTCTTAATATCATCAGCGACCTCTGTAGCTAGGTCTAACTCTGCGCTTTCAGATTGAGTTAAGGCATCCTGTGCAATCTTAATCTGCTCTTTACTCGGAGTATTTGTCCCAAACAATACAGCGGCAAGCCTCTCAACATTGCTCTCTAGTTCCGTCTCGTATGCAGCAACTCCTGAGATGTCACTGCTGAGTCTTTTCTTAAAGGCATTAAGAACCCTACCGCTTTGGCTAACACCACTAGCAAATTCACCAGTAGGCATCTTGTTACCGTTGCGGATCATGTAGGCGAGCATCTTAGTGTCACCCTGCACTGCCAGTCTTCCAGCGTAGTTAGCTAACTCTACTGAGAACAACGAGGCTCCCATGCTCTCTTTAATGCCTTTCCTAAATTCAGGAGCCAGTTCCTCCTCGGTGACTTGATTCACATACCCAGCAAACTTGTTGTTATTGTTATCAGTCTCGTCCATGAACTGACTGATATATGCCCACGCCTGCGAGGTGTTTTCTGGAGATACTTTCGTAGAGTCGAAGAACTTGGCTCGGATGATGTCAGTTGTCTTCTGTGTAATGCCGGGAGGTGTAGTAATAATTCTGCCGATCTTCATCCCGGCCACTTGCTCTCTGCGAGGCTCCGCTGCCATCCTGCGAATATCAGGCGAGGTTGGGCGGAACCTCTGCGAGAGAGGGATTATATCTCCTGCGTCATCGTAGGTTACGGGGTCTGCGGATTTGATTTGGTTTGGACTAAATGCAATGTAATGTTTATTCCAAGGCCCGCCCCAATCATCGTCAGCAATTGCTCCATCATTTCCAGCGGCTACAAGCCTATCATATAACGCTTGATCCCAGTTTCCATTTTTACCTTTTGCTAATCTGCTTCCTTCACTTGCTCCAAGAATTGCTGGATTTTCAAGTTTCAAATATGCCTTAATAATTCTTGGGAACTCTGTTTGTGGAGGGGCTTTTACTACATCAACAATATTGAATGAATCATCTCTTATTGGTGTAAGGTTTTCAATAAGCGTGTATTTAAAATCGCCATACTCATTTAACCCATCAAATCTATAAATCCCATCCCCACCAAAAGAAACAAACCTTCCATTGGCTTTTCCAGCGTAAAGTTCATCAAAATCAAATCCTCTCGGCCCAGTAGCGGTATCTAGCTCATCTTCGATTTCTTCCGGCTTAATACTGCTAACCGTGTCCCTTTTGCCTTTCCAAGATACAATCTCAGAGTCGGCTTGAGCATACATGCTTGCTCCGCTTCCAAAATAAGCTGGAGTTCTAAATTCATTAAATGGGCCAGAAGTAGTTCCGTGCGGAACAGGGCCAACATTATATCCAGCCCTCTTCGCAGCCTCATCCACCATCCTCTGGGCAGTCTCCATATCCCCGCGCTCTACCGCTGCAAGATACTCTGCATCCATCGCAGTCAGATCGTCGATTATCTTTCTAGCCCCTCCTTCACGCGAGATAGCTTCT